CGTTGCGGCTCATTCGATTACCTCAATAGAAAAAGGCCCCCGTGAGGGAGCCTGTTGAAAGTCAGTGCATTTCGGCCTAGATTGACCAGATGATCCAATTCGGAGCATTGCTGGCGCTTGGCGCAGTCGTGGCGTTTCTCGTCAACCGATGGGAGTTATTCGTCGGCGACAAGGACACGGCGTTCCTGATCGGATTTCCCGCGTTGTGCCTCATTGCGTGGATTTACGACCGGCGGCGGGCGAACTTGCGGAAATCCAGTAAGGAGACGACAGAACCCGAGCGATAGCCCGCGAGTTTTGTCCTGTGGTTTGTGCTGACTGTAGAAGCGCCCTCGCAATCCGTTGCACGTCCGGCCCCTGCGCCGCCAGGATGTTGCCGATTTCATCCTTGGTTCTGGCGCTGCTTGCCCCCGCAATGGCCTTCGACACCGCGTTAAGCGCCTTTAGCCCGAGGCCGGTCAGCGTCGTGTCATGCGGTACATTGCCGCCTTCTGCGCCTCGCATGGAGGCCGCCGCTTCGGTGCGCTGTGCGGTTTGCGAGTTCTGAACGATGTCTTGGTATGCCTGCCGGAACTTGCGATTATTCATCAAGGCGGCGGCCACACGGTCGCGCGGCCCTTCGCCGAAGATGGTCCCCAGCTTTTGGCTGTTCCAATCCTGCGGCGTGCCTATCTTGCGTTCCAGCGCACCTAGGTCGTTGACGTTGGTCCCGACCAGTCTATCCAATTCCGCTCGCGTCCCTTGGCGCAGCCGAACGGGGGCAGCAGATGGCCCCACCATCTCACCCTGCGGCAATGCGGACTGTCGGATTTCATCGGCTAGTTCGCTGGGCCGAATAGCCGTTTTCCCGGTATCGAGGACTTGCGAGCCGCGCTGAAGCGCCCCCGATTGGCGGTGGGCTTCAGCAAGTTGCGCATCGACGGCCTTGATGCCGGGAACGGCGCGGCCAAGCTCATCGTCTACAGCCACCCTCGCCTGCGTCAGAACGCGGATTGTGTTGGTGTCGGCCTCGGTTGCAAGCAACCCGTCGATTGCTTCTCGCGTATTGAGCAGTGCGGCCGGGTTTCGGTCCAACTCTCGCGTAGCCACTGGATCATTGAGCATTTCGCGAACCTGCCGAACGGCTCGCTGCGCTGGACCCCGCTCCGCAATGGCCATGGCATCAAGTTGCCCAGCCAGCCCGCGCGTGTTGACCGGCGCGGCGGTTTGCAGCAACGGCTGGTAATCCTGCCCGACGAATGCGCGATTTCCTGACAAATGGGCCTCAACCCGCGATGGCGTCGGCGACGGCCCCAAATTTGTATCGAGAGCAGCCGCAAGCCTGTTGCCGGTCCCGTCGTCACGGCCACGCAGGTTATTGATAAGCCGTGTTCGGCCGGTGCTTAGGCCAGTCGCTGAGCCCTGACCAAGACCAAGCATGGCCGGGCCGGCGTCAACCAACATTCCATCCGGCCCCATTGCGGGAAGCCCGCGCAAGCCCGCCTCGTCCGCCTGTGCAGCGCCCCTGAGCATGGCAGACGCGCCCCGTGACGCGCCCTCGACGCGAGGGCCAAGGAAGGCCGCCCCGGTTCGGTAGGCCGCACCAGCCGCCGCCCCAGCCACGGGAAGGCCGCCGCCAATCAATGCCCCGGTGGTTGCGCCCTTTTTGGCGGCTTCCAGATATGCTTTCGGATCTTCTGAATATGTATTGCCGGCACCGTGCGCCGCGCCGTATGCACCGCCCTCGGCCCCATAGCCAAGCACGCGCGGAAGCATGTTCGGCCCCATCCTGCCGGCTGTCGTCAGGCCCGCCCTCATCAAGCCGATACCACCGCCAAGCCCGCCAACGGCCTCGACCACGCCCGCCTCGGGCAAACGATCGCGCGCCGACTGCGTTTCTGCGCGTTGTTTCTTCACCCCGGCATCATAGGATGCCGCTTGGCCTGTCAGTCGGTCCATACCGCCGGCAAACTTGTCCGCCATCCCGAAAGTTGCGCCGTTGGCCGCCAGCCGCGCCCAATCGTCCAGTTTGCTGCCTACCCGCTTGACCTGTTCGCCAAGATCGGGGCCGGCCTGCACCGGGGCGGCCATCCCACCCTCGGGAACGGGGCCATCCGACATTGACGGCATCGGGGCGGTATCAGTCTGCGTCGTGGCGGCTCCGAAGGACGATGCGATCTCCTCGACCGTGGCCTCTTGCTGCTCCGAAGATAGCGACAGAAAACTGTCGTCAACCTTTACCCGGCGCCCGCCGATATTGAGCGTCGGCATTATTCAACGCTCCAGGATACGCCGCTCTTTGTCTTTTTCGGGCCGGTCATTGTCGCGGCAGCCGGAGGAGGTGCGGCCGGCTTGAAACTCTCAAACGGTCCGAAGGTCGGCAAAACATCCGCCTCGTTCATCCTGTTGCGCTGGGCAATACCGCGGTACATGCCGGCATCCTGATCGAACATGCCCTGATAAGCTCCGATCCGGCTTTGTGCCTCCTGCATGATCGCCATGCGGATTTCCGGCGTAAGCCGCCCGTCGCCCGTCATCTGGCTTTTGATCGCAGCCTGAAGCTGTTGCGGAAGCGTAGCGATGGCCTGCGCTACCGTCATTTCGCTTTCGCGGACGACGCTGCCGGGATCCATGATCTTCGCCATGCCGTAAATCATATTTACGTCAGCGGCGCGGGTATCGCGGCCGGCGGCTTCCATCATGGATTTATAGACCGGCGCGGCTTGTGCCAGATTCTTGTAGCTCGGCAACCCCTGCACTTCGTTGCGAAGTTTCGAGGCGTTATCCGATGATGCCGGCATTCCTTCTTCGGTCGCGCGCTTGGAGTGGGCCTCGCGCCATACTTTCGGGTCAACTCCGGGAGGGGCTGGCGGGATGACGGAAGGCTGTCCCGCCTGCGCCTGCGGCGGCTTATACGGCGTGACCTCCCTAGTGCGAGCATCGCGCCAGCCGTACTGATCTTGACCGAACTCGTCCTTGCCGATGACGCCAAATTCAGACTTTTTCTGAGTTTCAGCGAACCTCGGGTCTTTCTGCCCATATTCAAAATTCTTGATCTCGTTGGTTTTTTCAACGGGCTTGAACTGCTGCTGGATATACTGGCTCGCAAGCGCCTTGCCGATTTTCTGCTGTGCCGGCGTGCCCTTCAAGAATTGGATGATCTGGTCGCGGCGCGGGTCGGTTGGTGCCTGCAGTGGTGCCTGCGGTGCAGCGGTAGCCGGTCCCGCAACCTGATACGGTTCCTGACCGGGCTGCGGTTTGCCACCGATGAACTTGTGATCCCCGATCATCTGGCCGGGTCGATCCCATGCGGGGGCCTGGCGGCCAAGCGCGGCCTGTGCCTTCGGCGCGAAGAAATTCATGGCGCCGTTGGTCGGGTCGGTCGGGGCCTGTCCGCCTTCCCCGTAGGCCATCGCAATGGCCTGATCGGCTTTTGCTGCCAGCGCGGGGTTTGCCAGCATCGCGGCCATCTTGCCACGTCCGCCTTCGGTATTCCACGGCTCGAACTGGTTTTTGGCAGTCACAACGCCGGACGGCGTGTCGCCACCATATCCACCGTCCACGGCACGATTGCGGATCACGCTGGCAACGGCGTTCTGGCCTTGTGCGGGCTGGTTGGCGGACTCGCCCAAGATGGTCGCCATCATGCGGGTGCGGTCTTCGCCGGAAGGCGGATCAAGCGGGCTCGGTTCGTCGTTGGAGTAAATCTTCCCCGTAGTCGGCCGAGCCGTGCCACCGGGAGCACCCATAGACGCCTGTGGTGCGCCCATTGATGCGCCACCATTCAGCACGGCAGCCAACGCAGCGGCTTCCTCTGCCGATGTCGCCTTGTCCTTCTCGTCGGCCTGATACATCTCATAGCCGCCAAGCGCACCTTGACCAAGCCGGGCAAGGCCCTGCGCCCAATGCTGGACCGGGGACGCATCGGTCCCCTCCAGCATCAGTTTATAGGCGAGCTTGCGCCGGTAATCGTCGGGAGCCTGTCCAGTGGGGATCAAAGCCATCTATCAGCCCCCCATGCCAAAGCCGCGCCGGCCCCAGCCGCCCAACGCCGCGCCGCCAAGGCTGAACAGCCCGCCCATCATGGCATTCTTGCTCGCGACATCCTGTTTCCACGGGATCAGCGAGTTCTCATAACCCTGCTGGGTAATGCCGGCCACATCGGTATTGGCAACCGACGTTTGCGGCGTCTGGCCGAACTGCGGCTGATTGACCTGCCCGCCCGACATCAGCGCCGTAATCTCGTTAATCGGCTGGTTACGCTCTGCCGTCAGTTCGGTATTCGCCAGCGCGCGACCGCCCAACAGCAATTGATCGTAAGCGTCATTCTGGCCCTGTGTATCGGCCCGCATCGCCCGGTCGTAGGCTTCCGTTCCCGGCATCACGCCCTGATTGTAGAGTTTGCTTTCCAGCGCCGCATTGCGCTCCTGCAAAACCGGATCAAGCCGCTTGCGGCCCAATTCCATCAACCGCGATTCCGTCGCCTCGTTGTCCAGCTTAAATGGCGTATCAAGAAGGCCGGTCAGCTTCTTGGTCTGGTTAATCCCGAGCTGGTTCGTGAGGTTGTCAAATTCCCACTGCTGATCCTGGTTGCGCTGTTCGGGCTCCGAAAGCGTCGTGCTCATCGCATATTTCGGCGTGCCGTCCGCCCACGTCCCGGTCTGCGTATAGGACTGCGAGCCATACGGATTGGTCTGATCGACCATGTTCAACTGCTGCTGCGTCGTGGACGTTTTCACGTTCGACGCGGTTTGCGCGTTGGCGGTCGCTACCGGATCTGGGGCGGGAGGGGGCGCGGGTGATTTCATAGGAACCGGCAATCTTCCTTCAGCATCCGAAACACCACTGCGTCATCATCCGCAAAGTAGCGCTTCGCTATGCACTCGTATTTGAAGCCATAACGTGGGGCGAGTTGAAGAACGCGCTTGTTGCGCTTCTTTGTTCGCACCGTCAGGCGGCGGCATTGGTTTTTGACGAACACATAATTGGCGAGATAGCGAAGCACCTGACGGGTAACGCCGCCCGGCTCCGCATAGATCGTCATTTCGATATTCGCGCCAGAGAAGTCATTGAACAACACCGCGCACATCGGCCGGTTGTCATCAGACGCGAACCCGAATGCGGTATAGGGTGGGGAAATCCTGATTTGCAGCTTCTGCTCGATAAAGCCGACAATGGCTTCATTCTCGATCAGGCGCACTAGAGGAACCCGCCATTCTCATGAATGACGTTAAAACCGTTCAACCGCATCACAACGTCGCCGGAGATCGAATAGGACCACTGATCCGTTCCCCAATCCGAAACGCCCCAGATCGACACGCCGGATTCCCTGCCGGTCCTCGCCCTGAAATGGATTGCCGCGCACTGCCCCACCCCGGCACCGCTGGTCCAGTCCGAAACCGTCCGGTTCTCAACCGCGTAGACATCCACGTCATAAATCGCGACATCATAAAGGGCGGAAATCGTCTGCGAAGACGATGGCGTGCCGAGCGAAGCGTTGTCCTTGAAGTCGGTTGAAATACCAACCGAGGGCCGGGAGTCGGAATCCGTCGTCAATAGCGGCTGAAGCAATTTCCACTGCTTGAGCCGGCCGCGCATGTCGTAATAATTATACGCCCCTTGCCCCTCCGCATCGATCGGCGAAACCAGATCAAGTCCGGTCGTGTCGGCCTCGTACACGAACCCGTCATTGCCGCCGAAATACAGATCATCCTTGTAGACCGCCCAGCAGTTCGCGTTCATGCCCGTGAACTTGCACCACGCCCCTGTGATCGTGTTCATCACATATTGATGCTGCAATTGCCCGACCTGAATAGGGACGTTCAGGATTGCCATCGTGCCCTTCGAATAGGGCGTCAGTTCCCAGCCGAAGTTATCCTTGTACGACCGCGCCGCCTCGTTCATGGCGCTGTTGATGTTGAGTGTGATGGTCACCTGGCTTTGCGCGGCGCGGTCCAGCACAAGCCCCTTCGACAATGGCAGAACGCCATCAAGGTTCAGCAGCATCAGCTCGGCGCCGACCTTCGTAAAGCAGCGATAGCCTATCGGCGGCCCCACGTCGTAGACGCCGATCAATTCCCATGTGCTTGCGCTTGCGGGGTCTGTGCCGGCGTAAACCGCTGCTTGACCACGAGAGGAAATGAACACAGCGAGATCGTCCGGCCCAGCGCCGCCGTCTCTCGTCCATGTTGCCATCGCGACCAGAAAGCCGCCGGAGGTAAACAGCCCGCCGAGTTCAAAGGTCGTGGCCGCCCCAGCCACGGCACCAGTCGCCAGATACGCCGCCTTGGTCGAATCCTTCAGGACGAACCACAGCCTGTTTTTATGGCCGTTGACGTTGATAATATCGGAGGGCGTAATGCCCGTTATTGACGGTTCTGCCCACGCCGAGCCGTTATAGTGGATCGGGTCGTCGGCACCGTTGCAGCACCAAAGAAACTTGCCGCCCGACGTGGTGAAATTGATGTGCTGCCATCGGTTGTTGGCAAGCCCCGTGCGGTCGGTCACAACAGCGGTGCCGGATGCACTTACATCGTAAATCTTGCTATCGGTCGCGGCGAACATTTTCGAGGTTGCGACCGTCAGGCCGTTATAGACCATCAGCGACTCGATAACGCCCGAGCCCATCCCGCCGCACTGGATTTGATGGCCGCGGCGAACCCGGATGTCCGTTGATGTCGGGAACCAGTTGACCAGCGCCACGGCGCGATCTTCCGGCATATCCGCCAGAGCCGACACGGCATCCCATCCGCCCACGGGCGCGGGAATGCTCTTGCCGGTAGAAACCTGTCGTTTGCCTGGATTACCGCGGGCTGGTCGGCGCAGCATCAGAATACAAGCGTTTCTGGGGTTTGCGGCGCGTGCGGAACGCGGTCGCGTTCGCAATTCGCGGTGTCGATGGTGACGCGGGCGCCGTCCTTGAAGATTTTCTTTTGCACCTCGATTTCGTAGGTGTTCATATCCTCGGCATAGTCCAGGCCCTTGGCCTTGCCCCAGCGCCACTTGATCCCCAGCGTCATCAGTTCTTCGTTCAAGATCCCGGTGTCAGTATCCGCCGCCCAAGCCGATTGCGCGGCCGATGCTGCCGACTGGCACCAGTTTAGCGAGACGTATTCGTAGGCGATTGTCTCGGCGGCGGTCGGGGTTGGCGAGATGTAGAACAGGCTGCCCCTGATCCGAAACGCCGGGTTGACCATCGTGACGAGACTGGCCTGCGTTTCCTGCCATTGCGACGGCGAAAGATCGCCCTGCATTCGACGGCGCCGCGTGCGGTTGAACACGGTATCTTTGATAAGCTCGTCAAACCCGCTTGGCAGGGCATAGGATGCCGTACCACTTACGGTCGGGAAGGTGTATTCGGTCTGGAGCGCCTGCCATGTATGCCGGCCAGCCAACGCCTTTCCCTCCTCCTGTGCCAAGCCGAGCAATTGCACGACGAGCGGATCGGTGGAGGCATAGACCGACGTTGGCCGCGCCAACCCGAGCCGCCCCGCCGCATCCTGCACGATGGAAAGTAGCGTCATTTACGCGGCTGCCTGTGCATTCGGCGGGCGGCCCCGACGCTTTGGTGTGTCTGACGGCCCGTTGGCTACCAGTTCCGCAAGCTCGTCCAGCCGCGTCGTCAGCGCCGCAATCGTGTCGTCCTTCGCCTTCATCTCGGCGTCAAAACGATTGATGTCCTTGTGGTCAAGGAACTTCTTTGCGGCTTCGACAATTGAGCGCAGGTTGGGAATGGGGATGCGGTTGAAATGCACATCACTGAGCACCGACACGTCCTCAACCGAACGGATGCCGTTTACGCGAAGGATTTCCGCCTGCTGTGGCGTCAGATGATTCCATGCCGCCAGCGGCGTGCCGGTCTGCGGCAAGTCCTGGTTTGCCTTCCATGCCTCGTAGCGCGGCTTGATAAAGTTGGCGAGCACTTGCGCCGCCTGAATGGACGGGTTCTGGCCAGCCACTTTCTGCGGGCTTAAAATGATGTCGATGCGCTCGCAGATTTGCGTGCGGCCGGCTTGACCGATGGGGCCATACTCCACCATATCGCGGGCGCGGGGTTCTTTCGTGACGGGGTGTTCGTCAAACACCGTGTAAAAGCGATAGATAATGATCGGAAGTTTTTCCATGTTCGGGAGTTCTCCGTTATGCGCCGGTAATGACGCGGGAATCACGCTCGCGCATGTCTACGCCGTAGCGCCCGGCGATATAGCCGGACATGAACAGCGGGGAGCCGGGAGCAATGGTGACTTTGATGCCGCGGCCCTGGGCTAGGCCGATCAGATAGGTGACGGAAGGGCGCTGCCAAACGAACTCGCTGCGCCCCATCATGTGGATACCCCACAGACCAATCTCTTCGACGGTGTGACCCTGCTCATGCTCCCAAATTGCCATAGCCAACTCATAGGCCATGCTGTTTTCGAGATACGGAATCGGCAGGGACTTCTTGATTTCGGCCAGCGGATATTCGATCGTGTTCGGGAAGACGTGCATCCGGCTCGGATCGCAATAAACCGGCGTATCGCCGTATTTCGCGATGGATTTGTGAACCCACTCTTCATCACGTTGAGATTCCGGGGCCGCCTCGCAAACCTCTTGCGTGTGTATCTCGAAAAGGCGGGTACACCGTGGAAAGATAATCCACGGCATACCCCAGATTTCCCAAGACGGGTCGTGCCAAGGGGCAAGGGCATAGGTACCGCCCTTGCCCACAATGGCGATTTTACGGGACAAGATTAGGAAGACTCGTCCGTGGTGAACGGGCGTGCCAGCAGCACTTCCGCGCGGATCGGCGTCAGCGTGCTGTCGTCCTCACTAATCCAGCGGGCGTTATGCACCTTGTCGCCGGCAACCACCGCGTCGTCACAGTAGCCCGCCACAGAGTCGATATAGACATAACCGCTGTCCACATCGGCCGCAGCCGCGGAGCCCTTACCGCTGATCTGATACCAGCCAAAGCTCGTGCTGGCATCGTTCGCGGACATTGCGACCGCAATCGGCCCGATCACATCGGGGGCGATGAGAGCGGTTGTCCATGCGTCGGCGTTGTAGGAAACCCACGAACCGATCACCGTCGAGGCAACGCCCTTCAGGTAAACAAACTCGCCGGCGCCGAGTGTGGGATCAACCGCGTCAACGATCTGGCCGAGCGGGTGATTTTGCGTGGTGCTGGTAGTCGCAATCGGCTGGTTGCCGGCGATACCGTCAGAGATGATGAAAGTCATGTGCGTTGCTCCTTACGACACGTCGATGAGTTTGCCCTGCAACGAACGGTTCGTGCAGACCATGTTACCCATCCAGTAAATCGGAATCACAACGGCATCCTGGTTCACCGGAACCTTGTCGTCATCCTGGGTCCACTGGGCCTCGGAGTGCTGCACGACATAGAGGTATTTGGTGTTGAGGAAGTAACCGATCTCGGCGGTCGTGCCGAAATTGGTGTTGCTGTCGAAGATCACGTCAGCGGTTTTGTACTGAAGCTCCGAGAAGCCCAGCGAAGCCTTGTCGGCCTTCATGTAACGCTGGTTGGCCTGGAGCGATGCTTCGTAGATCGCATACAGGTCATTCGACGTAACAATCAGGTCGGGCTTGTCGTTGCCGCGCACCGTGCGGAGCCACATCGTGTTGAACGATGCGCCAACCGAGGTGGTAGCGAAGCCCGTCACCGGGTTTTCGTAATACTGGTTGGCCCAGAAGGCATAGTTTGCGGAGTTGATGCCGCCGACCGTGCCCGTGCCGTCAGAGGTGACGATCAGGCCGAGGCCGCCGATCTGGTTGGTCAGGGCGCCGGAGCCGTAGAGGTCAACCGAGAAGTTGTTCGCCGCGGTGTTCATCGCGTTCTTGACGCGGGCCTTGACCAGATCGATCATCTGCTCGGGGCCGTTGTTCATGCGAATTTCACGGCCGGACGCGGTGACGTGAATTGCCACCTGTGCCCAGTCGTATTTCGCCGCGGTGAACACGTCGGAGGCGGCAACGTCCAACTGGTCGAAGCCAGAGTAACGCTGATAGGTGCCGTTCTCGGCGTATTCGAGGGGGAAAACGATCTCATAACCGCCGGACTTGGTGGTGATGTTGCCGTTTGCCTTGAGCTTGCGGAGCAGGCCGTTGTGGTCGGTGACGTTATCCACCAACTTCTTGGCATGGTTCCGCAGCGAGGTCGTCACCATTTCGGTGAACGTGCTGTTCGGGGAAGCCATAGCTTGTTAGTCCTTATCCTGTGCCATAATGTCTACGAGCGATCTCTCGCAAATCGTCGTCCAGCGTGTTGGTCTTTCCTGTTTGACCGGGGCTGGACTTGACGTTGACACCCGCTGCCGCCTTTGCCTTTTTCACGCGCTCGGCCTCGTCTGCCTTGCGCTTTTCCTCAGCCGCCTTCTGAGCGTCCACCTGGAGGCTCTGGCGAATGGTGGGATCGGCATAGATTGCCTTCTCGTATGCGTCCTGCATGGTTTCTGCCGCGCCTGACGACATCAGGCCTGCCATTACCTTGCGGACGCTTTCGAAGTGCGGTTTGTCTTTTGCGAAATCCGCGATCTCGCGAGCCAGCGTGCGATTTTCAGCATCAAGCTGCTGTCGTTGCTGCGCTGTGAGGTGGGACGTGACCTTGTTCAGTTTGGCTTCCAGTTCAGCGATTCTCGCGTTCTCTGGATTGGCCTCCGATGCTGGTTCATTCCCCAGATTGACTTTGTAGACCCTGGCCAACTCACGGATGGCAGAAGGCGCGTCGGTTTCCAGCATTTCATTCACGGCCATCATGCGGGCTATGCCGTCATGAGGTTGCAATCCGTTTTGCTGGAACACATGCGCGAACTGTTCGATGACTTTGCCAATGGGCTCGAAAGCCTTGATCTGCTGCCCCGCCCGAGAAATCGCCTCATGGCTTTCCTTGTCCCGTTGCGCGATGTACTCGCGGGTATCGGGTGGCAAGGAAGCCCATTTGGCTTTTTGCTCGGCAGACCAAGAGATCGGCGCTTCGATGGCAGGCTGGGCCTGTTCGGGCGTCGTCTGTGCGGTTTGGTCTGCAACTTCGGTGACTGGCGGCGCATCTGCTGCCGGCCCAGTCGAATCTTTCGCCACGAACTTCCCGTTTTCACGGGGCTGGTGGTGTTTGTCCCATATCCCGCGCAAGTCCTCGTCAATTGACGGCTCTACAGCGGGCGCATTCTCGATAACGGCGGGTTCAATGGCGGCAATGCTTTCGCTCGCAGGCGCAAGGCCCACGTCAGCAGCGGTTTCCATGATATCTCCTGGTTATTTCCGAATACGGATTTTGTGCTTGTCGCGCGCTTCCGGCGTAAGCAGATGCATCGCGTTGTGCTTCGCTGCGAACTTCGGGTTGGTCAGACCGCGGGGCGCGTTGCCCATCGGCTCGTAGGGCACGCAATTGTTGCGGGCGAGGTCGTCACGCCTTGCCGATCGGGAGCCGATCACCCGGCCATCAACCGGGGATTTGTACGGCTCGATATCCGAAGCGATCATGGGCATGACAGGCCCGTCACGCTCGGGGATCGGCATCGGCTCTTCTGTGGACGGGTCGATAAACTTGCCGTTTCGCCAGACGTAGCGGGTCACGGGCGGGCCGCCTTTGGCTTCTGCTTCGCCATCTTGGCCTTGTGTTCTGCGGCTTCCATGCCGAGCGTATGCTTGTGCTCCAAGCCCTCAGCCTGCAATTCCGCGGTGCGCTCGTCCAGCGTGGCTTTGTGCTCCAAGGACTGCGCCTGAACCGCCGCCTTCTGCTGCTGCGCCTCGGCATCCAGCGTCATCTTTTGACGGTGCGCTTCCATGTCCAGCGCCATTTCCTGGCGCTTCATGTCCATTTCCTCGCGCTTAAGCTGGAGCTTTTCCTTGTCGATCTGAAGCCCGAGCTGCATTTTCTCGACCTCCATTTTGTGCCTCTCTTGCGCCATCTGCATATCGGCGGCCTGCTTTTGCTTTTCGGCCTCCATCTTCTGCTGTTCTGGCGAGGGCGGCGGCGGCTGGTTGGCCGACTTCTGCGCCTGTTCGGTCGCGGCCTCGATAGCGTCCTCAGCCTGCTGGCCCAACTTGAACTGCCGGGCAAACGCGCCGTAAATCTCCATAACAACCGGCTTCATCGAAGCATCGGCCATGATGATCGGTCCCATCGCCGTACCGAACTGCGCCGTGCCCTGTAGGAACAGGTTCATGGTCTGCTGGTTGCGGGTCAGGTCGTTCCGAATGGTGGAATCGCTCTCGATATCGATCCGGTATTGCCGGGAGATATCGTCCTGCAACAGGCCCATAACCTCCTCTTGGCTGGGCTGGGATAGCATTTCCTGCGCCTGCTCGGCCTGCTGGGCGATCTGTGGCGGGATCTGCTGCCCCGCCTGCTGCGCCTGCTGAACCTGCTGCATAAGCGCCTGAACTGTTTGCTTCTGCTCCGCGCTCGGCAATTCAATGCCGGTCATCTTGGACAGGAGCGCCCAATCGAACTTTGATGCGATAATCTCAGCTTTCAACTCAAACAGGTCACGCGCGAACCGGGCAACCTCGCTCTGCCGGCGCTGGATACGCAGGCTTCCCCATTGCGCCTTTAGCTGCTGGGCACCAAGCGTCTCGCCGGGATCGGTCGAACCCCGGAGAATATCCGCAATGCCCGTCACCTCGTAAATGGTCTGCTTGATGACTTCCCGCTGTTCGTACAGCGTCTTGATGGCCAAGGTGGTAGGATCGAGTGGATACCAATGGATGGCCTTCTCCAGCCCGCCATTGTCCAGAAACGCCATGACATCCGTGGCCGGCACAAGCTCGCCGTCCTCGGCCTCCGAAACCGCCTTCACGTCCAGCGCGTTGCCGCCGTACAAACCACGAGGCCGCAGCGTCTTGATTAACTTGGTAATCCGATTGGTGACGACGTTCAACTCGTCCACCAGCGTCTCGTAAATCCGCAACGGCGTGACCGGGACAAGCGAGCCGGTCTGTTCAATCGCCTGCAACGGCTTCGGGATCGGGAAGAACTTGGTCAGCTCAAGCGGATCAGGCTCGGTTTTCAGAACGCGGTCGTGGTAATCCTGGCAGATGAACAGGACTTGCTTGCTGTCCTTGTCCCAAATCTCCCAGACCATGCCACGCCTGAAAACGTCGGCCTTGGCGTCCTTGTCCTTGGCCTCCGAGCCGTCCGACGAATAGTTGAGCGGGATTTCCTCGATATCGATATCGGTCCCGGCAATCAGCTTGGCGATTTCGTCCTTGGATAGGAAATGCCGGAATGAAATCCACGGCACCTCGCCCCAGAACCGACCAGGCCCGCGCCTGAAGTCCCGCCAGAGCACATGCTCGCACGTCACCTCGGCATAGGACAGGGTTTCGTTCTCGCCCTCACCCGCGAAATACGGCACATATCGAACACGCGACACACCCCGGTCAGTGATTTCCGAATCCTTGATCGTCGCGTGCATCGCGCCGTCAAAGTCGTAGGCATCGACCGAAAAGCTCAGGGCTCGTTCGATAATATCCGATACAACCTTACCGATTGGGTCTTTATCAGCAAAGCGTCGTCGGACATCGGGGATTGGCGTGGAATTGTAGAGCGCGGGGACAATGGTTTCGATATTGGCGTGGAAGATGTTGAACTCGCGGTTTCGGCTGCCTTCCTTGCTCTGGTATTGGTCCTCGGCTTTTTCGGCATCCTCACGCCATTTCTTCTCGTCCGAGCCGGAACGCTCGATCTGGTCAAGCCAGAGCTTAACAAGGTCTTTCTCGTCCGTTACCGCTTCCGACTTGCTTTCGCAAGTCGCGGTATTCTGGTCGTTAGACAAGCGCGGTCACCACAATGCCGCGCGTCAACGGACGATAGCGCATGTAATGCCGCCAGGTGCCCGTGGTCGAGCCGACGCCAATTACCATATCAATGATGCCGGCCGGCACGATCATGCCCGCTGCGGTCGTCGCGGCGCGGGAAATACCAACGCCGGCCGCGTAGATCGACGGCGCGGTCGTGGTGGCGGTAAACAGCGTGGCAACAATGGCCCCTGCCGCGGCGCTCGCCAGCGTGGCCGTCGCACCCGTGAACGTGGTT